TTTGAGAAGATTGCCCTTGCTGCAACTGCTCAGAAGTACTGGTCAGACAATGGTGTTTCTGTAACACTTTCATTTGATAAGGAAACAGAGTCAAAGCATGTTGTTCCAGCACTTCATATGTACGAAGGACAACTAAAGGCAGTGTCATTCCTTCCAATGGGAAACACTGTTTATCCACAGCAGCCATATACTCAAATTACTGAAGAAGAATATGAGTCATATATTGGTAAGTTGAAGCATATTGATTTTGGTGCAATTTACGACGGTGTGGATAATCTTGAGGCTCAGGGTGAAGCATACTGCACAACAGACTACTGCGAAATTAAAATAAACAAGTAGTCTTCTGTGGTAAAATAGACTTATAATGTCTACTCCATCAAACCTATATGCAGAAAAGGTGTTTGCAGAACACCCAACTGGGTTGTGGGCGCTTGATGATAATGCAGACTATATTTCTTTAATTTCAGAAGCCCAAAGAAATCTTTCAGGTTGGACAGTTTATGGTGGAGTAGCATCTTCATATCCAGATTCAATCGGTGAACCATTTTCAGATAGTTATGTTGGAAAAATTACAGCAAATCCAATATCAGAAAAAACAGCATCGATAACAGCAATCAGTGCTCCCATTGTCAATATCTCAAAGTTAAACAAATATCTTAGAACATTTTCTGTCGGAGGATACTTCTATTCAGAGAGTTCTTATATCTCTGGTTTTTCAATTGGGTATCAATATAGAGATGATACTAGCGGAACAGATATAAGACATATAAAGAACTTTGATACTGTTATTAACAATAACTGGGTATTCATTTCAGAAACTTTTGATGCACCACCAGAAGATACAGATATAAGAATTGTCTTTAAGATCAACTTTGTTGGAGATGAAGATCAGCCACATGTTTTTAGGGTGAACGGTATAACACTTGGGCAGTGGTCAGAAGAATTTGCATCAACATCATTAGGAACAAGTGTAGTAGATATTCCATCAAGCATTTCTCTTGCTCCACAAAAAGGGGTGATTGCAAAATGCTACGGACTACAAGAATTAAACGCATACTACCTAGTATCAGACAACATGCTTAAAGCAAAAAATTCTGGAGTTCCATTGGTATACGGAACTCCTGGACATACAACTATATATCCAAATGATAATCTACCATCGTTAATTGTTCCAGGAGTAGGTATGCTAAATGGCGATGGTCAGTTTAAACAATACACATTAGAAACATGGCTAAGAATAAATTCCTATACAACAGAAAGGAAAAGAATTATTGGTCCACTAGGCTCTAGTGATGGAATATATGTAGATGGTCCAGCAATAGGTTTGAAAGTTGGAAATGAATATAGAACAAACTATATTGGAGAATGGACAAGGCCCATGCTTGTTCATTTTAAACTAGGCAAAGATGTTGCATCTCTTCTTATAAATGGAGAAGAAATTATATCGATTCCATACTCACAGGATTCAGCAACCCTGCCATCAAAATTAAATATTAATGGCAAAGATCAAGACTGGATTGGATTCTATGCCTACGATGATATATCTCCAATAGATGTAGACTGTGTAGGCATATATCCATATCTTGTTTCTTCACAGGTTGCAAAAAGAAGATATGTTTTTGGACAAGGTGTTGAGATTCCAGAAAACATAAATACTTCATATAGCGGTACATCAGTTACAGTTGATTACTCTTTTGCAAACTATACTGGAAATTACTCTTATCCAAAAATTGGTTCTTGGAACCAGGGGTTAAGCGATAATATTTCTACAGCAAACAAAAGCCTATCGGCAATATCTCACCCACTTCCAGAGGTAGTTCTGTCTAGTAAAACAAAATCTGAACTTTTTGAAAAAAATAAAGTTGCTAATCTGATCACTGATGAGACAAACTTTTTGTATGATACAAAAGAATACTTCTCTTTTAGGCCAGACACATCTTGGGATAATGTTGGCGCTTACCTATTTTTTGAAAAGTTTGATTTTTTAAATACACCTGTATCGGCATTTTATGGATGCTTCCAATTAAAAGGAAATGCCACTACTCCTCAAATACTTTTTAAAATTGAAAAAGAAAACACATCAAACTACTTTAAGATTCAAGTTCAAAACAATAGGCTTGAATATATAATTTATACAAACGGACAGTCTGAAACTCTATACTTTTCTGAGGTATTAACTAGCAACGAGTTTTTTGAAGTAGGGGTAAACATCCCAAGATTTGTTGAGATATTTGGAAATCCAGTATCAGATTTCTTTGGGTCTCTTTCTGATCTAAGACTGTATGTTGGAGGAGATAGAGGAAATCAAAATACCTTTACTGGAAAAATTTATAATGTTGGTTTTGCAACAAAGTTTAATTTCCAAAAAATAAAAAATCTATTTAATGAGGTTGGCGTTCCAAAATTAAATGAAGACCTATTCTTTGCATATCAAAATAATCAGATCGTAGATATTGATGGAGGAGTTGATACAGTATCTCTTGCCCCATCTGGAGGATTAACAGATGTGTCCCCTGGAGCAATTTCTGGTGGAGGGGTAGTTCTATTAGAAGAAGATTTTTTAATAGAGCATACAGCAAGTTACACGCTTCTTCCAGACATAGTATTTGATACATACAAGTTAGTAGTTGCAGCCAGTGCATACTGGGAAGATAATATTCCTTTAACATATTTTGCAGAATCTGTTTTTGATAAGAGAGGCGATCAATATTTTGATCTTGACTTTATACAATTTAATATCAATTATCCAATTACATCAAAAACAATTGCAATAGAAACAGAGCCAGTTGAATGGTCTTATGCAGACTTGGCAAATGAGTACGGCGTTCCAGTTCAAAGAACATATGAATCATTAGATAACTACCTATTTACTGGATATAACGACTACGAAGATTTAAAAAATAAAGTTTCAAAAGATTATAAATATGATACAGATGGACAACTTGTAAAGACATATGTTACTTTCCAATACACAGAGTTGGGGGCAAATGCAACTTATGATTATTTTAACAAGGTAGTCAGGCCAGCGAGAAACGGAGTACTGATTCCAGGAATAGACTGGATGACAACAAAGTATGAAGTTGTAGACAATATGATTATATATCCTCCATCAGGGGTTGACTTTAATGATTTATCACTTGTTACACATATAGAAATTAATGTAAAAGATTCTGAAACAAATAATGTAAATATTAAAAGAATGTCTTATGCATCTCAAGCACTTAATGAATCAGATGCAAGCCCTATAGGAACAAGATTTGGAACACCAATTTATCCATACACAAAAACTGGAATATATTATAACTTTAAAAAAGATAATCCTTTTTCAATTTATAGTGCATCCTCCCCCTATTTATATTTAACAAAAACAAGCGGTATACAGTTAAAGGGAAAGTATGATCCACTAGTTAATAGGGGACTCATGGTTCCAGTTAATCAAAGTCGTGCAAGTGGATTTAAGGTTATTGCAATGCAACTTGCAATAAGGTTTGATGGAGACTACTTCCCCTATGCTCCAACAGAAATCTTTGAAATAGAAAGCCGTGGCTCTTACATCAAGTTCTACTTAGTTGCTTGTGACCCAAGTGGTAGAAGAGCAAAGATATATGCTATTGATACAAAAACTGGTCTTATTCAAAATGGAATAGGGTTTTACTGGAATGGAAAGATTGTAAAGGAGCCAGTCGTTACACTACAAGACTGGGGATTCCTTGGAATAAATTTTGCAAGCAGTTTAGATTTTTCATATTTTGAAGGTGCGATTAGATTAACTGGCCCACTGCTATTCAATAACATATCCTTCTATCAGTCTACAAACTTGCAAGAAGTTCAAAATGTAGCAGAAAGACCTTGGTTTAGGGTTAAGGTTTTAAATTCAAGAGAACTAGACTGGAAGTTTTGGGATGTAGGATCATACAACTGGAACAAGGTGTTGGTCTTGTCAGAAACTAGTTATTACGGTGTAAATCCAGAAGAAGTTTATAAGAGTTATACTGGAACAAATAAGATAGTTATAGATGATGATCGGGTATTAAGGTTTGGCGGATATAAATATACTGCATATTCTGATGTTAATTGGAATCAAATAGTAGTCGACCCAGTATAATATGGTATACTTATGGTTATGAATATGCAAAATCCTAAGAAAAAGAGTAAGCAACTTCCCAAAATGAAGGGCCAAGTCGGAGAGTCTCGTGCAAAGATTATTGAAAAGCACTACGATTGGGGCCTATATGTTTATAAAAAGGCCAACGGAAAGTGGTTTACAGACGGTACTGGATCAGTCCTAAACATTGAATCAATGAAAGGCGACATTGCACAGATAGCAAAACTACGTGATGCTGCAAAATATTACGGAGATGAAGGTGATGGAGAGTGTATCTTCGTACCAGGTCTAACAAGAATTTCAGAAGAAGAGTATTCAGAACAAAAGCAAAGACTTGCAGAGGGATTGATCCCATCAATGAACGACCTTGGTGCATGGAAAGCAGCGCAAGATACAGTAGACAAGTATGGAAGTGATGACTAATGAGTGAAGATATGGACTACAGAATCGGTGCTCGTATCGATGAATTGCCTAAAGCCGATGATACATTTTCAAAGCAAGACCCATTTAATAAAGACTGGGATGATTTAAAAACTCTTAATGGTTTAGATAATAATTTTAAACGACGTGCTCAGCGAATGTCAAAAGCAGATGCTACACCAGCATACATGGACAGTGCGATGGCAATCAATACAGGAATTAACGGCGCAGCATCAAAAGAAATTAACCCAGGATTAATTTATAGAAATGGTTATGGTCTTTTTGATGTTATTACGCCACCTTGGAATCTTTACGAGTTAGCAAATTACTACGATACGTCTTTTGCTAATCACGCAGCAATTGATGCAAAAGTAGAAAACATTGTTGGGCTTGGATATGATTTTGAAGTATCAGCAAGAACAATGTTAAAATTAGAATCATCAATTGATGAGGGGGCAACAAATCGTGCTCGAAAGAGAATTGAAAGAGCAAAGATTGAAATGCGTGACTGGTTAGAAAGCCTTAATAATGATGACTCTTTTACATCTTCAATGGAAAAAGTTTATACTGATTTGCAGGCAACTGGAAATGCATATCTTGAAATTGGTAGAACTGTAAAGGGGGATATTGGATATGTCGGACATATACCAGCAACCACTGTTCGTGTAAGAAGACTTCGTGATGGATTCGTTCAGGTTATTGGAAACAAGGTTGTTTATTTCCGTAACTTCGGAGCATCAAATCCAAATCCACTTGGAACTGATCCACGTCCAAATGAAATTATTCACTTCAAGCAATATTCACCACTAAATACTTTTTATGGAGTACCAGATATTATTTCTGCTATTAACTCTTTGTACGGTGACTCACTTGCATCTCAATATAATATTGACTTCTTTAGCAATAAAGCAGTTCCAAGATATGTTGTAACTTTAAAGGGTGCAAAGTTATCTGCAGAAGCAGAAGATAAAATGTTTAGATTTTTACAGACTGGTCTTAAAGGACAGAATCATAGAACTCTTTACATTCCACTTCCTCCAGACTCAGATACAAATAAGGTTGAGTTTAAGATGGAGCCAATTGAAAACGGTATACAAGAAGGATCTTTTAAGGAATATCGAAAGCAAAATCGTGATGATATCCTTGTAGCACATCAGGTGCCATTGTCAAAACTAGGTGGTGGAGATTCTGGTTCAATAGCGTCAGCCCTTTCTCAAGATAGAACATTTAAAGAGCAGGTTGCAAGACCTTCTCAAAGACAACTTGAAAAGCATATTAATAAGATTATTCGTGAAAAGACAGACATCCTTGAGTTTAAGTTTAATGAACTTACACTGACAGATGAAATCACTCAGTCTCAAATTCTTGAGCGCTATGTTAAGAATCAGATTATTGTTCCTAACGAAGCAAGAGAGCAACTAGGTATGCCAC